GGACTCTAAAGCTGCTGGCAGGTGGGCGACTAACAAGGGTGGAGACTATTTTGCTATCGGTGTGGGAGGTGCTGTTACGGGTAAAGGCGCGGATATTCTAATTATTGACGACCCGCACTCGGAACAAGAGGCTGCACAGGCCGAAACTAACCCAGAGATTTACGATAAGGCTTACGAGTGGTACACATCCGGGCCTCGGCAGCGTCTACAGCCAGGGGGTGCGATCATTATTGTGATGACGCGCTGGTCAAAGAAGGATTTGACGGGTCAAGTGCTCAAAGCAGCGTCACAACGCAGTGGTGAAGAGTGGGAAGTCATCGAATTTCCGGCACTTTTGCCGAGTGGGAGACCATTGTGGCCCGAGTTTTGGCCGAAAGTAGAGCTTGAAGCCCTGCAAAAAGAGCTTCCCCATGCGAAATGGATGGCGCAGTACCAGCAGAACCCCACATCAGAGACTTCCGCAATTGTTAAGCGTGAATGGTGGAAAACTTGGGAGGATGATGAGGCTCCCGACTGCGAATTTACGGTGATGTCGTGGGATACGGCGTTTGAAAAGAGTAATCGTGCCGACTATTCCGCGATGACCTATTGGGGTGTGTTCTATAAAGACGACGATAACGGTATCCGGCAGGCCAATATCATCCTGCTCAACGCATTTAGAGACCGGATGGAGTTTCCAAAGCTCAAACAGGTGGCACTTGATGAATATAAAGAGTGCAAACCCGATTCCATCATTATTGAAAAGAAAGCTTCTGGGGCACCGCTGATTTATGAGATGCGGGCAATGGGTGTTCCTGTGCAGGAGTTCACCCCCAGTAAGGGCAATGACAAGATTGCACGGCTTAATGCAGTTGCAGACATATTTGCAAGTGGGCGAGTGTGGGCACCGAACACACACTGGGCGGAAGAGGTTATCGAAGAAGTTGCAAGTTTCCCTGCGGGGGATCATGATGATTATGTGGACTCGGTATCCTTGGCGCTGATGCGTTTTCGTAAAGGTGGCTTTGTCCGCACGTTGCTCGACGAAAAGGACGAGCCTGTGTACTTCAAGGGGCGTCGGCAGTACGCCTACTATTAAGGATAGATCATGGCTACAAGCTTTTTTGATAAAGCACTGAATCAGGTTCCGATGGGGCTAAGCGATAGGGATGAACTGACGGACGAACCGCTCATCGAAATTGAGATCGAAGACCCTGAAGAAGTGTCGGTAGGTCTTGGTGGTCTAGAGATTGTGATTGGCAAAGAAAAGGAAGAGGAAGATTTCAACGCCAACCTTGCCGAGGAGATGGACCCCAAGGAGTTAGCCACACTTGCTAATGACTTATGCAGTGATTTTGAAGATGACATCTCATCCCGCAAAGACTGGATGCAGACTTACGTTGATGGGTTGGATCTGTTAGGACTAAAAGTTGAGGACCGAACGGAGCCTTGGCCGGGGGCTTGTGGTGTGTACCACCCCTTGCTGACAGAAGCTGTGGTGAAGTTTCAGGCTGAGACCATCATGGAGACCTTTCCTGCTCAAGGTCCGGTACGCTCTAAGATCATTGGAGAAGAGACTAAAGAGAAGAAAGAATCTGCTATGCGCGTGCAAGCAGATATGAACCACCAGCTTACCGATGTAATGATTGAGTACAGACCTGAGCACGAGAAGATGCTGTGGGGACTGGGGCTAGCGGGTAATGCGTTTAAGAAAGTCTACTTTGACCCTGCACTTGATAGACAGACAGCGATGTATGTGTCGGCTGATGATCTTGTAGTTCCTTATGGGGCGTCTAATATTGAGACAGCCGAGCGTGTTACACATGTTATGCGTAAGACTAAAAATGAGCTGGAGAGGCTCATGCAGGAGGGGTTTTACGTCGATGTAGAGCTTGAAGATCCTAGCGATTCTCTTGATGAAGTAGAGAAAAAGATAGCAGAAAAGATGGGGTTCAGAGCTACTACTGACTCACGGTACAAGCTGCTTGAAATGCACGTCACCTTAGATCTTCCAGGCTTTCCTGACAAAGATGAAGACGGTAAAGAGACTGGGCTGGCTGTTCCGTACGTTATTACTCTTGAGAAATCAAACAGTAAGATCTTAGCCATTAGGCGTAATTGGAACCCTAAAGACGAGTTAAAGAGAAAACGTCAGCACTTTGTACACTACCCCTATATCCCAGGCTTTGGCTTTTATGCCTTCGGGCTTATCCACTTAATCGGTGGGTTTGCTAAATCGGGAACGTCGATCCTTCGACAGCTTGTCGATGCAGGCTCACTTGCCAATCTCCCAGGTGGGTTTAAAACCAAAGGGATGCGTACCAAGGGGGATGACACACCGTTTGCTCCGGCTGAATGGCGCGACGTCGATATAGGCTCTGGGACACTAAAAGATAACATCATGCCGCTCCCGTACAAGGAGCCTTCGCAGGTGTTAGCTGCGCTCATGGACAAGATTATCGACGAGGGGCGAAGGTTTGCTTCTGCTGCGGATCTTAAAGTTTCTGACATGTCGGCTCAGTCTCCGGTAGGGACTACGCTAGCGATACTAGAACGCACACTGAAGGTGATGTCGGCTGTTCAGGCGCGGATTCACTATGCGATGAAGCAGGAGTTCCGGCTATTAAAGACCATCATTGCGGACTACACGCCAGAAGAATACGACTACGAGCCAGTCGATGGCCGTCCTAGAGCTAAGAAGTCTGATTACGACAACGTCGATGTAATACCGGTCAGTGATCCGAACGCAGCGACAATGAGTCAGAAGGTGGTGCAGTATCAAGCTGTGCTTCAGTTGGCACAGACAGCGCCACAGTTATATGATTTACCGTACCTTCATAGGCAGATGTTAGAGGTGCTTGGTATCAAAAATGCTGAGAAACTTGTGCCGATGGAAGACGATATGAAGCCGGTCGATCCGGTTTCTGAAAACATGGACTTGTTCACAAACAAGCCAGTCAAGGCGTTCATCTACCAAGATCACGCCGCCCACATCACAGTGCATATGTCTGCACTGCAAGACCCTACGACTGCTCAAATTCTTGGTCAGAGTCCAAACGCTCAGGCTATGCAAGCAGCATTTATGGCGCACATTGCCGAACACTTTGCCTTCCAATACCGGAAGAATATCGAAGACAAACTTGGGGTTCCCTACCCCGCACCCAACGAAGAAATGCCCGAAGATTTGGAGGTCGAGGTCTCCAGACTCGCAGCCGCAGGCGCACAGAAACTCTTGCAGGCTAATCAGGCGATGGCTCAACAAGCGCAAGCACAGCAGGCAGCACAAGATCCGATTGTGCAGATGCAGCAGCAGGAACTTCAGCTTCAAGCTCAAGAATTACAGCGTAAAGCGGCTAAAGATCAGACGGATGCTCAACTTAAAGCAGCCCAGATCGAGACCGAGCGTATGCGGATTCAGTCACAAATGGAGCTTGACGGTGCCCGACTGGGTGCCCAGATCGCCAAAGATCAGACAGAGCAGGAGTTCCAGCAAAGCGTTGAAGCCGTTCGCAATGAGATAGAAGGCACTCGGATTGGGGCGGATATCGCTAGAAATATTGCTGCAATGCAGCAACAGCGTGAACAAGCCACGAAACAAGCGGTAGCAGAAACACCCAAGAAGGAATCTAAATGATAGATCCACAAGTCTTAGAGTATTTGATTAAGCGTTGTTCTGAGGAAGAAAGCCGATTGGCTGATGCTTTGGGGCAGGGCTTGGCAAAGGACCACGCTGATTATCGCCATCAGTGCGGGATGATTAGAGGTTTGGCAATGGCGAGGCAAATGCTAATTGACGTAGCAGAAAGGATGGAACAAGACGATGAGTGAAATCTTAGTAGGGTCTACAAGCGGCTCTGCAACAGTGTTACCTGAAACTGCCGAGGAAAAGGCTAAACAACTTCCTGATCCGTCAGGTTATCGGATTTTGTGTGCGATTCCAGATATTGAAGACAAGTTTGATACCGGCTTAATAAAAGCCGAGGTCACGATGCACCATGAAGAGTTACTAACCACGGTGTTATTTGTCGTCAAGATGGGGCCGGACGCATTTAAAGATGAGAAACGTTTTCCGTCTGGTCCGTACTGCAAGGTTGGGGATTTTGTATTAGTCCGCCCCCATGCAGGTACACGCTTGAAGATTCACGGAAGAGAGTTCCGCATCATTAACGATGACTCTGTCGAGGGGGTTGTAGAAGATCCTCGTGGCATTAGTCGCGCATAAGGGGTAAAAAATGGCTGAACAAGATAACGCCAACACCGAGTTTGAGATTGAGATTGAAGACGATACGCCCTCCGAAGACCGTGGGCGGGAGCCGATGCCGAAAGAGTTAGTCAAAGAGCTTGAAGATGACGAACTTGAAGAGTATTCGGATAAGGTAAAGACCCGCCTCAAACAGATGAAGAAGGTCTGGCATGACGAGCGGCGAGAGAAAGAACGCGTTCTTCGTGAACAACATGCTGCGGTAGAAATTGCTCAACGGTTACAGGCAGAAGTGGCTCAATTACGAGCTAAGTCTGCGAATGACAACTATTCGATTATTAAGTCTGCAACAAGTGCGGCTGAACTTGAACTGCAAAAAGCAGAACGAGAATATAAAGAAGCATATGAAGCAGGTGATTCAGATAGGCTTGTAGAAGCCCAAAGAGCGTTATCTGAAGTTAACTTTAAACTTCAGCGTTTGAAGTCGGTAAAACCACCTTCAGAAAATACGCAACAGGCTACTGTACGAAATAATGAAAATGATGTAAATTATTCTCAAGCGCAGGTACAAGTCCCTCGCCTTGATCCAAAGACTGATGAATGGCGTAACAAAAATACGTGGTTCGGGTCTGACGATGAAATGACTGCTGCCGCTATTGGCCTAAACAACAAACTGATTAGGGAACGTGGCAAAGCATTTGAAGGCACTGACGAGTACTGGGAAATCGTTGATAAGACGATGCGTAAAAGATTCCCCGAGCATGAATGGGGAGATGAACCTGATGAGCGTCAAGAGACAAGATCTACGCCCACACGGACAGAAAGACCAGCTACTGTGGTAGCTCCTGTTTCTCGTAGTACGGCCTCCAAAAAGGTCAAACTTAGTCAATCCCAACTTAATGTCATCAAAAAGATGGGTATAACTCCTGAGCAGTATGTCAGGGAACAGATGAAATTGGAGCGAGCAAATGGCTGAAAATCGTTTATCTAGAGAAGTTGAGAACCGCGAGAAAACCGCTCGCCCTAAGCAGTGGAAACGTGCTGATGTCCTACCTGAAGTCGATCCTATGCCTGGATATGTACCCCGCTGGGTGCGCGTATCTTCGCTTGGTAAGGCTGACCCCAAGAATATCTCTGCCAAACTCAGAGAAGGTTGGGAGCCGGTAAGGGTTGAAGAGCAACCGAACCTCATGTTTATGCGCGATGAGAACAGCCGGTTTAAAGACAACATCGAGATCGACGGGTTGTTACTCTGCAAAATCC